ATTGTCGTAGAACCAGTTAAGGTTCATGCCGTTTTCAACTTCCTGAATAACGCCGTTAAAGCTCAAGAAGTGATCTATGCCAGCCCAGTAATAAATGCCGTCATACTCAATAACGCACTGAGAGGACAGCAAGCTGTAGGCAGAGGTTATGTTGTCAAAGTTGAACAGCGTAACGCCGCCCACATACGTCATGCGTACCAGGGCATCAATACCCCAGATCAGGCCGGAAGGACCGTTGCCAGCCCCGGCGCGGACGGGGAGCGCGTACACCAACTTTGATGCCGTTGGGCGGTAAGAGTTTGGCCACGCGGTTACCACATTATTCTCAAGGCTGACATGCACAACGCCGTCATGGCCATAACTTACGGCGAATGGATTAAGAGAAAACACACCGCCAGATACAGGAGGTGAGCCTGTTGCGACCAAGGCCGAAGTGCCAAGAACATCTCCGTAATATACCGGCGTTTCTGTAGATGCTGAAATGTCAGTTAAATTCGGCGCGGCATGAGCGAGTAAAACGGTAGAGTTCACGGTTGTCCCATCATACAGCGTATCAAACTGCCAAAGGTTCTTTGCATCAGCGGCAAATCCTACCGGCGTCCTGTCAGAAATGGACGACACATTGCCGTTCTGATCCAGTATGAAACGCTCCAAACCATCAGACCAGCCAGAGTGAGTGTAGGTATTTAAGTCGCTGTTAAAGACGTTAAGTCCGCGAGAGATACCTGACAATTCAGCCGTCAGACGACGATAGCCGCCCATCTTGCGCGGCAAGCCCTTACGCAACTGAAAGCGACACCATTGCGTATCGACATAGTTATCCCCTTGCAGAAGAGCGCCGTCGCGTTTGCACCCTGCTTGCGAAGCTATATTTATAGGAACCAGATCGGCCATTAGCTGAAGATCAATGAGTAAGATACAACGTCAAGAGTTGACGGACCGCCAAGGTTAAACAACGCTTGGCTAGCCGTTGTCGCGCCCGTACCGCCATCACCAATAGCAAGTGGTGTGCTGAGTCCTGTTGTATCGGCGTTTACAACAATCGTCGCGTTAGAATACAAAATTTCGCGTCTTGGGCTAGTGCCGTCGTTTTCAACATCTGCGCCGCCGGTCTGCGTTGATGTCTTTACAAGGAACGTAAAACCAGTGCCGCCCGTCGTTGAGTTATCAACCCAGTATTGTTGCGCTGTGAACGGAACAATAATGTTTACCGCGCCACCAATAGCTCCATAAAATTTAATAGCGGTTTTATTAAGTTCTGAACCAATTAATGTGTAATCGCCAAAACCAAGCCAACCCAACCTTGAACCGGCGGCAAGGTTAATTTCAATATAAGAAAACGCATAAACCGCATCCTGTCCAAAACCAACGGTAAACATATTAGAAGCGTTGGTCGTGACAATGCAGCTATCGCCAGGATTCATGGTCTTTGTAGGTTGACCATCAATCTCTGTTGCGGGGCTACCAGGAGGCGAAAGAACAAGCGCCCCTGTGCCTTGGTTTACAATATTTACAAACCACCCAGTTGTAAGCGTGGCCAACGGATCAAACGTAAATGTGCCAGCACCGCCATTATAAATGATTGTAGCGGCACGGTTTGACGCTGTAATCAAGGCGCTTGCTGAAACAGTGACCGGAAGATATTGCTGGTTTAGCGTTGTGCTAATTGCCTTAATGCCAAAACCAGCAAGATCGCCTGCCACAGCCGCCGATGTACCCGCCCCCGCCTGATAAACGCGATACGCGCCGGACGCTGTGCTGTTGTCGGTTACATATGCCGACCATGCCGCGCCAGCGGTAGCGGTTAGAATCGTGCCGCCGCCGTTAGCCAGCACCGTGAAGGCGCTGGTGCCCACGTTGTTGAACAGCATGTTGTAGCCAACCGAGACTTGGTTGGCTGGCGGCAATGTGAAGGTAAGGCTAGTCGTGGTGCCAAAGCTAATGTCGTTGATCGCCGCGACTACGTTCTGGCTGGTCGAGGCTTCAGTCGGCCATACGGACGTAATGCTGGAAGTGGCACTGTAAGACTTATAACTAGGCTGCGCTGGGTCAAGCGTTCCGCCGCCGAATACTTGTGTAAAGCTGGTCACGCCGTATTCCTTTTCTGTGCGCGGTCGAGAATCTTCTGCAAGTCCTCGCTATTCAATGCCGACATATCGCGGTCATAAGCCTGGGACCAAGCAGCAGCCTGTTCTGGATTCTTCAGGTACGTGAACGCTTCAGTCAATGTACCGTGAAGCAAAGCATTGGGCGCGTATTCCGTCAGCCAATTTGTCTGCAACGTATCATCCAGCAACGGCGGAAGCTGCCAGTAGTTGATTTCATACGGGAACGTCGTTGACGGTGTTGGCACAAAAATAAGATGGTTGTAGTCATAATCCGCATAATACTTAGGCGTGCCGGTTTGGGTATCATCCGGCCAATATGTACGGATGTATTCATACGAACGCGGCAACAGCGTAACGCGGGTGTTGAACGTCGTGGCCGTGCCTACATTGGTGCCGACATTGATGCTGACGGTTTCACGCCAGCGGTCTGGCTTCTGGTAAACGCCGACTGACGTTGTGTAAGCCGTGTTTACGTTGTTGATAAAGCCTTGGATTTTAAGCTCACGCGCAATCTGACGCTCACGCAGATTAATAAACCCAGGAAGCTGGGCGTTGAACTGCGTATCAACAGCCGAGCCGCCGCGTTCGCAGTACGAGCGAACATCGGCTTGCAGGCTGGTGAAGGTCATTGCGGTCGGCATTACGGGTAGACCACGCTCGTTGCTGAAGACGCGTTAAGAGCAGGCGTCGTCCCCAAAGTCAGGGCGGCAGTCATAGTTAGGCCGGAAAAAACTTGGAAATTAGCCGCCCCCGCCGTTCCCAACACAACAAGGCCCGTCCCCGTCCAAGCGTTTTGAATAACGTAATCTTTAGTCTGTCCTGTAGTTGGAAAGAACACGCTCCAAGCAGTGACTAAGGTTGCCGTGCCTGTTATTCTAATAACATTATTTCTAGCTTGCTCTGCTGTTAAGTTAAGATTTCCAGCAGCAGACAGCGTTGCTGAAAAAGAAACCAAACTTGCAGAAAATGCAGGTGCCGGTGGGAAGAACGGCGTCATAGGATTGCCCATGATGCACCTACGCTGAAGCTGTATAAGTTCGCGTCACGCCGCCATAGGCAACAACTCCACTAGCCGAACACCAAATACCAATCGTGCCGCTTCCACTGATAGGCGTGCCGGGTTGGATTATGGCATACGAAGATGTTGCAATAGTAATCGGTATAGATTGAGTGGTTGCTGTAGACCCCATTTGCAAAAAGGCAACCACGTTTGATGTAGAGCCTACGTTTGCAACATAGATGATTGGAATATCGTATGCCCTGGCGTCAGCCACATGGATTGTGGTTCCGCCAGCCGTTGCGCTTGTGGCCGCAATATTAATTACGGGGCTGCTGGCAAGCGCGGCACTAAACGGAAAGAAGTCTGTGGTTGGAGATGTCCCCGGCCCACGGCCAATGAAGGTTGTCATCTACGTAATCTCCACAATAGTAGCAACCGCATCAATGCCGGTGGTTGCATAAGCGGTTACTTGGATTGAGCCGCCTGTAGGCAGTACGTGTTTCTCAACACCGACCGCCACAACGGACCCGCCGGGGGGAATCGGCGTTTTAACGGCAACATAGAAAGTCGTGGTGCCGTTATTTATGCCAATGTCGGCATAATTCATGGCGTTAGAGGTGGCACTATTTGCCAACGTAAGGCCCAAGATCATGCCTCTGGTGCTGGCCGGGACGGTATAACTGCCAACTGTATTGGCAGTCGTGGCCGTGATAATTGACGCCTTAAATAGATACTGCGTTGCTGTAAAAGCCATTAGACCATTCCTTCAACTTCTACCCAGCTAAGGGTCGGCTCGTCCCAACTGTACCGTTTCCCGTCAGTCGGCATTGACACAGGAGCTTGCCAGTCGGTGTTCTCGTCCAGCGCCCAGGACGGGTACGGCTGGGGAACAATGAACACATTCCGGCCCGCGTCGTAAGTATAGCCGATACCAGCGTAACGCTTGCGAATATTAGCATTATAACTGGTTTGTTTCCAGATGCCGCCTAATAGGCGTTCGCAGAAAGCCGTGCCAATGCTTTCTACTTCGACGCCGTTGGCGTCGGCGGTGTCTGCGTTTGCGACAACGATCACACGCAGGACGATGTTATTGGCGTCTAGTTCAGCAAAGTGAGCCATTGTGGTCCTATTGGAATTGATAACGAATAATCACGACACCTGTACCGCCTACTCCGCCTGCAATATTAGCTCCACCAGTGTAGCCG